GTTTAAAAAGGTAGACGGCAAAGAGCGCTCTGAAAGATTCCTAAACAACCTGTACAAAACTGGGCAAGTTTTCGTCTACAGAAGCTATGCAAATATAACCCCAGAGATCAAGAAATATATGAGGTCGATGGCGAACGACATCAGATTAGAACTTCCTGTAACTTTAGAGAATGTTGTTCCTTGGAGATACAACTTCTTTAACCCCCTCAATCTTGATATGAAGAATGGGTCTATCAATCTATTTCTTGGTAGAAAAAATTACGAGCTGTCTACAAATACGTTTTTTGATAACTTTAAAGACGGCTCTGTTCCAGCAAAAATCATGGAGACCCTTCCTCCAAATGTCAAAAATGCAATTAAGTCTGGACAAAGGAAAATAGAGCTAGATCCAGACAGGCTAAGTGTTCACTATTACAAAAAAGATGATTGGCAGCAGTGGGCGTACCCACTTACCTATGCGATCTTAGACGATATCATCATGCTTGAGAAAATGAAGTTAGCCGATCTTTCCGCTTTAGATGGGGCTATTTCTAATATCAGACTCTGGACTGTCGGTAGCTTAGATCATAAAATACTCCCCAATAAGGCGGTTATAAACAAACTTAGAAACATCCTCGCTAGTAATGTTGGCGGAGGAACGATGGAACTCGTTTGGGGTCCAGAGCTTTCTTATACAGAGTCTAACAGTCAGGTGTACAAGTTCTTAGGCTCAGAAAAATATCAGTCTGTTTTGAATAGCATTTACGCTGGTCTTGGTGTTCCTCCCACGTTAACAGGAATCGCTGGCCAAAGCGGAGGATTTACAAATAACTTTATATCACTAAAAACACTGGTCGAAAGATTACAGTATGGTAGGGACCAACTCACAAAGTTTTGGGAAAAAGAGATTGAGTTTGTAAGAAAGTCTATGGGCTTTAGGAAGTCAGCACATGTGGTTTATGACCAGATGAGTTTATCCGATGAATCTTCTGAGAAACAGCTATTAATCCAGCTCGCAGACAGAGATATTATTAGCCACGAAACAGTATTAGAAAGATTTAAAGAGATACCCGTCGTAGAGAAGGTTAGATTAAGCAGAGAGGGAGGAGACAGAGAAGCCGAGAAGATTCCTCCAAAAGCAAGCCCATTTCATAATGCAAATCAAAAACTTGACATCGAGAAGATGGAAAAACAAACTGAGTTAAATGAAAAGCAGAAAGAGAAAGAAGCGACTAAGCCTCAACAGCAAATGACAAACGAAGAAGGTCGTCCACTATTCAAAATGGATGAGGAGCCTAGAAAGCAACGGGTTGACACGCCAAAGTCGAAACCCGGAGTTGCAGAGCTTTTTGTTTGGGCTACTGGCGCCCTCGAAAAGGTCAGCATCCTATCTCAAGGATACATACAATCTAAAGGAAAGACGGACATGAGACAGCTAACCAGAGATGAATCCCAAGAGCTAGAAAATCTAAAACTATATGCCTTCCTAAATCTTGATCCCCTCTCTAAGATCACTCCGACATCTATATACAAAGCCATATCCTCAAAGACTAGCCCTCTGTTCTCAGAGTTTAGCGAAATCAGGGGCAAATCGTCCAATCTTCAAGACTACAAAAATCATGTCTTAGCTAAGTACGTGGAGCATATTTCACGTTAAAATACATGTTTTGACATTTTTTTTATTTTTTTGTGTATAATCTTCTGAGGTAAAATTATGACGATAAAAATATTTCAAAAAGAAATTGAAGACGGCGTTGGCGAGCTTGTTAAAAGCACCGCTAGCGTTGCTTATTGCTCCCAAGCTACAGTTAACACAGCGACTAAAGATGCAGTGATAGACAGCATCTCTGATCGTGAAGTTTTAGACAAGGTTTTAGCTGAAAATAAAGACCAAATAGATTTATACTACCTCGAATCTGTGTTGGTTTCTTGTGGCTGGAACAAAAACGACGACGTGTTTATGCCGGAGGATACTTGGGCAGCTAGAAACACTCCAGAGGACAAGAAATTAAACGTTATGCACGATGAAAATGATATTATCGGGCATATTACCGGAAGTTATATTCTCACTAAAGACGGTAAGGCTGTCGCAGAAGATGAAGCGGAAATGCCAGAAGACTTTGATATCATAACTCAGGCTGTTTTATACAACAGTTGGACCGGTGCTGAAAATCAAGAGAGAATGAAAAAAATTATTGCTGAGATCGAAGAAGGCAAATGGTACGTTTCTATGGAATGTCTGTTTGCCGGTTTTGATTATGCTCTAATTGGGGAAGAAGGAAGCGCCAAAGTTCTTGCTAGAAATGAAGAGTCCGCTTTTCTGACCAAGCACCTAAGAGCTTATGGCGGAACAGGTGAATACCAAGGGTATAAAGTCGGTAGAGCATTAAAAAATATATCTTTTTCAGGTAAAGGTTTAGTTGCTAAACCCGCCAACCCTAGAAGTATAATTATTAAATCTGTCGCATTTGAGGTAGATCAAAATTCTAATTTTAACATAGGAGAATTAACTATGGCTGAAAACCTTTTAGAGAAGCAGTTGGACGATGTTCGTGCTGAACTTGCTTCCGCAAAGGCAGAAAACGAAGCGATCAAAGCCAAGATTGAAGAAGCTAAAGACAAAGAATTTGCTTCTCAGGTCGAGGCGTTTGAAAACGCAATCGAAGAAAAAGATTCTAGCATTGCAGAACTCGAAGAAAGCATCAAGAGCACTCAGGCTCGCGTTGCAGAACTCGAAGATGCACTTGCTCAGTCTCAAGAACAGCTTTCCGTCGCTATGAAAGAAATGGAAGAGCAAAAGAAGAAAGCTCAAATGGAAAAGAGAAAGGCTGCTCTTGCTGAAGCGGGCCTTAATGAGGAAGAAATCGAAGATTCTCTAGCGAACTTCGACGCATTGGCTGATGAAGCTTTTGATTCTGTTATCGCACTTATGAAAAAGAAAGCAGATATGCACGGCGACAAGAAAAAGAAAGACGATGAAGCCGAAGCTGCGATGCCTCCTGAATTGAAGGAAGCAATCGAGAAGAAAAAGAAAGAGAAGGAAGCAAAAGCTGATGAAGAAGAAGCTGAAGCTGAAATCTACGAAGAAGACTTCAAGGAAGTTGAAACTTCTGAAGCTACTCTGGTAGAAACCGAAGTAGAAGATGAAATGGAAACTACCAGAGCTAGCGTAGCTAACTGGTTAGAGAATCACGTACTTAACAAGTAATTTAACAGGAGATTTAAATCATGGCTCTTAAAGCAGATAGATATGAAGAATCAACTGACATCAGCTTCTTCTACGACGCCGGTGAAGCTACTCGTGGTGGTGTTGTAGTTTTAGATGATCAAGGTTTGGCTTCAGGTGCAGCACTCGATCAAGGTGAAAATCTTGTCAAGTATAAAGCTGCCACGAAAAATGACGTTCCAGTTGGTATCCTCCTTAATGACGTTGTCAACAAGGACTTGACTAGAACCCATTTGAACCAATATAAAGACGAAGTTCAGAAGGGTGGTAAAGTTACCGTTTTGACTCGTGGCTGGGTTATTACCAATAACATCCTCGGCACACCAAAAGCAGGTGAAAAAGCTTACGCTGTTGGTGAAGGTGTTGGTGCTGCAACCGCAGGCTCAATTTGTAATGCTACGTCATTCCCAGCAGCTTCTGGTGCGCTTTGCATCGGTCGCTTCATGTCTCGTGCAGACGCAGATGGGTATGCCAAAGTTTATGTCAACCTTCCTCATAACGCGTAATTAATCGCCCAATAAAAGGAGATAATAATATGTCACTTACAGAAAGACCTAGCGATGAATTTATCTCATTGCTTAAGAAATCGGGCGATAGCGATCAAAATGTCGCTTACGCTGCCCAGAGAGAGTTTGCTAAAGCTCTTGAACTTCCTTTGCGTAAGGGTGTTCTCGTTGGCAACATTCTCGGGAATATTTTTGAGACTATCAATGTCGAACCGGGAGCCTCTACTGAGTATCCACTCGATTTGATTTCTCCGGGACTTGAAGGTGAGCATGTTGCTTACACTAATCCCGGTCACGGTCGCGTCCCCGAACGTGCAATCGAGAGCGACTACGTGATGATTCCAACATATAGCATCACTAGCAGCATCGACTACTTGCTTCGCTATGCTAGAGAAGCCCGTTGGGACATTGTTGGCCGTGCTATGCAGGTGCTGGAAGCCGGATTTGTCAAGAAGATG